AGCGAAAGGATTTTTTGTCCAATCAATATCCATTTTTTCTTCCCCTTGATTAACCTCATCCGTCATGTAACCTTTAAATTTACCTTTCTGGATGGTGTTCTTTTTGATTATATTTGATAACTTGTCGCGTTTCTCTGCACTCTTTTTCTTTGCTCTTTCTTTGGCAGCAGATGCGTCTTTGTTTGAAATTCTAAATCCACCAGTATCATGTGACTCTTTGTCTTTTGACATTACACCTTCAAACATTTCTTTAAGGTGATGTTCATGTTTTTTTATTAACTTGTGTAAGTTATCCATGTGGTGAACACCATCATATTTAGTATGACCCTTGGTTTCATGAGTATCGGAGTGAACAACTTCAGCCTTACCCTTTGAAATAGTGACATGATGAGTGGCATCGCCGGATTTTCGACCCATATGAGCTAATGTAATATGATCGTGTTTCGGGTTGGTGCCGCCTGCCTCATTTTCTACATCCCCAGAGACATGAATCCCTTTCTTTTTCAGATGTTTTTCGAGATGGACAACATGACTTGCATTAGACATATTGTGTTTGTGACCTTTAGGATTTTGGTCTACAGCGTGTTTTTGGTGATCGTGTTCTTCGTCACTATCATCTTCAAGATGACCTTCTTGTACACCTTTAGGTCTTAATTTATTCTTTGCCTTCATGCGGGCTTTTATCTCTTTGGTTTCATCTTCAGACTTTTCTTTAGGTCTAGTAAATTCTGACCTTTCAGCTTTTGTAAAAGGTCTAGGCCAATCTTTATCTTCTTCAAGAGCCATCCTCATTGCGACTTGTTCTTCTTTGAATACACCCTTATGTACATCAGCGGCATCTTTCTTGTCTCCGCCATGATGGTGTGTTAGATATTTTTTGAGATTCTTGCGTGACCCTGTAGCATTGACTGTAGTAGCACCAGTTCTTTTTAATGTGATACCATGTTTCTTAGCAGCATCGTCCTTCTCACCACTATGGTCAATATCCACAGTCATCTTCTCTTCAAGATCATCAAATTCTTCTGTCTGATATCTATTCTTTTGTACAGAAGTTCTTGCTCTATTGAATACAGTATCGTCACCTAATACGATGAACATCATACCGTTTAGTAGTGTATTAACCGCGTTTCTTTCATTCGGTGCAGGCACTTTACCTTGGTTGAATTTCTCTAAACCGCGTTTCAAAATCTGTAATTGAGAAGCAGGCATTAATCCCTGTCTCACTAACATATCAAGTCTCCTTGTCATGTCAGCTTCTAATAAGGTACTTGTTCCTTCTGATAGGACTTCCCTTATTACTCTGTCTAATCTGCTGGACATTTGGTATCTCCAATATAAATTTGTTTATTGGTATTATTTATAAAGTTCAAGTACTAGGGATTGGATTCTTGGGCGGGAACCTTGACTATTTTAACTCCTCGCCTCACAAGTTCATTCCGAAATTTCTGCTTGTTCTTGGGTTTCGTACTGGAATTGTTTAACATTTCAAACAATTTCTCTACAGATAATGATTTAACATAGAAATGTTCTATGGTAGTTTTCTTTGTATTCCTATCAATCTTGAGAATACTTGGTTTATATTTTGTTGGCATATCTTCCTTTTCATACTAAATAATCCACTCTATGAGCGGTTGTAACTGTATTTATTCTCCCTTGAGCATCATATACTGTGGTCAAATAAACATCTTGAACAACTTTATGTTGTCCATCATATCCTGTATCATACACATTAGTAACTATTTGTTTTCGCGTGTAAGAACTCGGTATCGCCGATATAGGCGAAATCGCGTCCATTAATAAATCTTCTTAATCTGGTAATCGAAAGGTGCGGTAGTTTTAATTTCTATTTCATTACCATCTACATCCACTCCCTTAAAGTGAGTTTGTTTTTTGGTAGTTATTTTTTTCATATTAAATACCTTTTTACTTCTCGATGGGCTATCATCTAATGGGTTGACCTTCTCCTTGGTAAACCAAATTGTTACTTCAAATTCCTCTAACCAGAGTCTTTTCAACCACTCTATCATTTCGTCTTCTTTGCCGCCTTAGGTTTTTTTGCCATTTTAGGTTTCGCAAATGTTTTCTTAGTTGCCTTAAACTTCTTACCCTTTTGTTTCGATGCTTGGAATTTTGCCTTCGTAGGATTATACTTCTTCGCTTTCTGGGATTTCTGTCTTGAACCAGATTTTAATCTCTTCATCTCATTTTTACGAACAACAGGTATCAGTCTTTGAGCAATCCTAGATACTAATCCAGAAAATCTCATCACCATACCTTCAATACGAGCCTTCTCAGCGGGTGGTAATGAACCTAAATCCCTACCTCTCGCAATCCTGTTCTTGAGCATATTCCTCGCACCACGAGTAGCACGCCTCTTCAGTCTAGTTGGGTCAGCAGCCCTCCTTGACGCCCGCATACGGGCGACTTTGAGTTTTTGTCTGTTTCGTCTAGCAGCAAATCGTCTTTTCATTCTACCTTGGATAGATAGAACCTCAGTTATCTGTATTTCATCATGCCAGTCTACATCTTGGTCAAATACCTCAAAATCTTCTAGTTCGTCTTCATCATACATTCCCAAACTAACCATACCGTCAAAAGTTAGTTCATCAGCTTCTTTTTCAATCTCTTCTATTTCTGGTTCTGTGAATATTGCAGTCCAATCATTGTCAAGAGTGATTATTCCCTCAAAGTCATCTTGAGTCCCATCTACATCTTTGTGTATTTGGTCATGGGTTGCAGATGCTATTGATTTTAATTCTTCTGCATCTCCCTCTTCACATACTGCTCTATAGTGTTTAAGATTTCCGTTAGACCTGTTCTTTTTGGTAGTTTTACCAGGCTCGCCAGGCGTCAACGCTTTCATATATTCTGTGCCGTCTGGTCTACCCCATTCATACCTACTAATTTTTACATCTTCAGTTGCGAGTTTAGCGGCAATCGCCATCTCTCTGCGTTTCTTTTTGGATTTGCCTTTGAACTGAGGTGCATCACTCTTGTAAAAATCTTTAATGACATCACCCATGTCCATTTTGTCTATATCTTCTCTGGGGCCATATCCTTTCGGTGTTACATCTTTTACTGTAAACTTGACTTTTGGTTGTTTCTTATCTGCTTTCCAATCACCAGATTTCCAAGAACCTTTCTTAACATTTCCGTCCTTGTCAAAATGTCTCTTGAGATGTGGTGGTAATTCTGCTTCTTTGATATTGCGTTGTTGTTTCTGGTCTTTAATCCACGCCTTGGCAAGTCTATGTTGTGGTGGTTTTCTTGACCACGCGCCTATCTTTCTGTATACCGCCAAAGCACCTTTACTATAATCAGCACCTTCTGAATTATCAACAACAAAGAAATTACCACGGAATAGGTTTTGGAATCTACCTATATTCTTTTGTACTGATTTCCACATTGGAGTAATTGCAGATGCTCCCAATGTTCTGGTTCTTGCTTTGTCTCTACCCACAGCGGTATCTAGGTCTGTGTTAACCATTATCATGGCAGTCTCATAACCCAGTTTTTCTAAATCTGTTTTTTGTTTTGATATTTTGTCGTACTCTCTACCAGTACCATCAATAACTAATCCAAGTCTTCCCATTAGATAGGAATCTTGTCTTTGTGCAGTTAAAAATTTAGCGCGGTCTCTGAGAGATTGACCTTTTGTTGAGAATATATCTTCTGGTTTTTGTGTTAAACCAGCATTTTTTAGTGCGAGTTCAAATTGTTGGTCAGAGTTGACTATCTTGAACCCCAATGCGTTTAGACCTGTTTGTCCAACCATGAAAGACTTACCAGAACCAGGCCCGCCGGCAAGAAAAACTGCCTTAAAGATAGCGGGGTCATTAACACCCTCTTCAAGCTCTGGGATATCTACAAAGTCTGCAAAAGTCTTTTCCATAACACCACTATTTATAATTTTTGTATTAGTGGTTTTAAGTGTGATACTATCATTTCGGCAAATACTTTGTATTTTTCATCGGAAATATCTGCCCTTATTGCTTCTACATCTGAAAAATCTTTGACTAGTTCTTCATATTCATCACTATCCAAATGACCTTCATCCCTTAAAGTGTTTAACTCCACCAATTTACCCTCATATTTTTGTATGAGAAGCATATCGGTAGGACTTCCATATACACCCATAATAACTTCCTTTTCAATTATTTTACATCTGGTAACAGATTCCTTTTACGGTGTCCGTTCCACGCGATAAACCCTGCTAACCTTAAAGAGTAATAAGAAAGAAGATTAAATACATAGAATCCATTAACATTTATATTAATATCTCTAAATACTTCATCCATCCACTTTTGGTTTTTTGTACCTATAGTTTTCTTCTTACCTTTAAGTAGTAGTGTCTCATATTTATATCCATAATCATGAACCAACCCACCAATGAGCATTATCCCTACTGGAGAGAAAAATGTTCTCAAAAATTTTGGTACACTAGCACCATCGAATTGAAATCCTTTTGGGACAACATATTCAACATCATCTATTGTATAGTGCCAATCTTTGGTTAGTTCCCACATTCTAGTTGACCTAAACCATTGCCAAGTAGAACCCCAAAAACCTCTACCTTTTGTTTCTATAACAATCGGTCTCAAATTTGGCATTTCCTTCGCAGAAAATGTCAACTTGGTTTCCTGTCTCATATCTAAAACATTAATTATCCAACCACTTAGGATGATTCCTATTAATACAGTCCACATCCAAAAAGTCATAGCGAGCTCTAGAATAAATTCCATTTCCGTTTCTCATCCTTCCCTTAAATGTTTTCTAACTTAGACATCAAGCGTTCTGCTCGATTAGTTACCTGTTTATACCACTTAGAATCGCGTCCTTCCTTGGCTGCTTCTTCCCAGTTTTGTGCTTCTAATGCTTCATGCATTTTCTTAAACTTAGAAAGTCTTGGGTTGCCCATGTTGAACATCATATTAATACAGATATTTTGGACTTCCTCGGGCCACTCACAAAATCCAGACCAGCCGTATAACATAATACAGTCTCGACAGGCACTTGCGACATCTTTTTGGAAGAGTTCGATAACTCTTTCTTCTGAGACTTCATCTCCGACTTCAAGATCTGCTTCCTCGTCTTGTGGGAGAATGAGGTGACCGATGCCACAGGTGGCAAGGCCGAGGTGGTCAAGGTAGACTTCATACTTCACTCCTTCATCTTCTTTTAATTGTTCTAAGAGCTCTTCTCGCTCTGCAATTTCCTCATACCATTCATCTGGTAAATCTTCTGGTTCTGAGATGCCTGGCCCGCTCTCTTTATTTCCAAATAATCCCCATTTACCGTACCCATGTGGAGCGTCAGTATGTTGGAAATCTAATCCTGTTGTGGGTAATAAACCCTCTAAATGTTTTGACATATTTTATCCTCGCAAAAATTGTGAAAAAGTGTGGTGTTTATCTTCTTTCAACTGCATCCCACTTTTCACATCTTTAAATAATTGTTGAGAACCACTATATCCCATAGGAAGTCCTCTTTTGAATGAGTTAAAATCGTTATTCTTGGCGAACAGTCTCATCTTACTAGCACTTATACCAGTTACGCCTTCCGCGTCTGGGTCTCTTTGTCCAGCAGAGATTACATCTATTTCGTCAAATTTAAAATCCTTTCCATTATATCTATCCAGTATCCTCTGGAATTCTTGAACCCTATCTGAACCAGCAACCATAATAACCTTGTCATACTTTCCTGTAAGTAGACCCAATTGTTTTATGAAGTTTGGGTTGACTCTATCAGATGCCTTGAATTTAGTTTGTGGAAACATCTTTTTAAGATGGGCAACTTTTTTCTGTGGTGTTAGTGGATTCTTGTGTTTATCTTGACTGTGACTAACCACAATAAGATGATCTGCTCTTTCTCTTTGAGCAAGTTGTTTTACTTTTTGTACAAGTTTTCCGTGTCCCGCTGTGGGTGGGTTCATCCTACCAAATGCATATACTAATGTTTTCATCTATCCCACGCCTTAATTGCTGTAAAATTATTATAACTGAATTCCATCCTGTCTACTAGTTTGACCGCGTTACCAGAAACCCTATCAATAGCAACATATCCTTCTGGATTAGTAACTTTGAATCCTTTTGATGTTCTAACAAAAGTATCCATTAACTGTTTTACTCTATTTAACTTATTAACAATTACCATTTTCGCCTCTACCATAGAGTTCTGAAAATTAATAACATTAGTAAGAAGAGCAGTATATTGAGATAGTTCTCTTAGAGTTTCAGTCTTCCTTTTTTCTAGTTTACTCTTGGATTTCTCCGTCTTTAACTTATTTATCTCTGAATCGAATTTGTCTTCTACCCATTTCGCGTATCCAGATACATGTCCAGATACATTTGATATCTTAGTACCAACTTTTACCTTTGAATTATTATAAGTTTTGATATTGGCGCCAACCATTTTACCAGTAAACCCATTTTGAAATTTTAAGAATCTGCCTAATTGTGCTGAATTTATTTGTTTGAATATTCTACCACATTGCGATAGTTTTGTAGTCACGGCAGCGGTTTCTGTTTTTGTGAATGTAGAAGTTCCACTAGTATCTCTATAACTAGCATCATCCATCCAGACATTTTTTGATTTTCTGAGACCACTAATGTTTACACCGAAAGATGCTTTCATACTCTCTAATGTATTACCACTATATGTAGTGTGCCACACCACACCAATTTTAGCCGCTTTGATTTTCTGTTCCAGTTCTGACATTTTAGGAACAGCATAGACTATAGTGTTTGGTTGGAATGTGGTGTATCTTTCACCATCAATGGTCTCGGATTCAAGTGAACCAGAAGTGAACATCAAATCACCCTGTAATACACCCTTGATTCCGAGTTTGCTAAATTCTTGTAACGCGATTGTGAAGGCGGGTTTTAGTGCT